GGCTTAATGTCAACAGCAACACAACTCCAACCACAGAAATCACGGCGTCTGCGGGCGGGAATGGAGCCACTGGCAGCATTGTTGACACGCTCTACGCGACGAACGGTGGAGCAGTTACTGGCGGGCTGCGAACCATAAGCCGCACCACCTCGTCGCTCGTAAGGCTGTTTCTTGGAGCCACGCAGAGGGCACAGAACACTGACGCGATGTTCAACACGCTCTCTACGGAGAACCTCAGCGTGTTTGCCCGCTGGAATGGATCGACTACTTTCGGGCACTTTGCTCAACGCATGATGGGCTATAGCGCCGGGCTGGGGATGGACTCCACGCAGGTCGCTGCGTTCAACACGGCAATCACAAACTTCAACGCCGCGATGGGGAGGAGCATCTAATGACACTCTCCGACCTTGCTCTCCCCGTCCCCTACGACGAGTGCCAAGACCTCGCACTGGTCTACGACTACGCTACTGCCGCCGAGTGGTACACAATCCAGCAGGAACACGGCGACCCTCGCCACGTTGCTGGCGGGCAGCAACTCACCGATGGTCGCTGGATGATGGGCGGGCATCTGCTTTCGGAGTTGCATGAGGGCGGCATTTTGGCATGGGCATTGCCGCACCTGACTCCGGAATGGATGGCGAGCGTGGAGGTGGTGCCGCTGGCCGATCTGGAGTTTGCGGTGCCGGAACAGTCGCCCCCCGAATAACCGGCGAAATCCCGGGGTTTACGGCCCGGAGTATTTCGATAGCCTTATCGGTGAACGGGTGAACACCATGATTGAACACCTGCACCGAATCGCCGCCCACGCCTACTACTGCGCCGAGCACGACGCCGGCCGGCGGGCGTGCGAACGGTTGCTGCGGCTGGACCTGTCGCCGGAGAAGGAAACCAAGGTCCGGGCGAACCGCACCTGGTACACCCAGCGGCTGGACGATCTCGCCGAGGTGAAGTTTTCGCGGCTCGAGCCAGGCGTCTACGCCGGCTGGTCGCGGTTCAACCCATCGGTCGTGATCCACGACGGCGTCCCGCTCTACAACGTCCGCTCCAGCAACTACCGGATCGACGAGAACGGCCGGTATGTGATTCCGCCGGAGGACGGCGAGGTCATCAAGACGCGGAACGTGCTCTACGACGGCGTCGTGGCCACGCCGGTCTACTGCACCTACCCACGGTCCGCCTTCCCCGTGGACGGATTGGAGGATATTCGGCTCAACGTCATCGACGGCCGGATCGTCGCGTCGGCCACGGTCCGCAACTACGACGGCTACGACGGCACCTGCCGGATGGCGTATGGCGAGATCGTGGACGGCTGGATCCACGACCTCCGCTGCCACAACACGCCCCCGGGGCTGCACGAGAAAAACTGGATGCCGATCCTGGGGCGGAGGGAGTGGTTGTATTCCTGTCACTCCCGCGGCTACGTCTGCCTGGTCGAGGACTCCGGCGACGACTGGACCGTGTCCGCCCACGCGGCTTCGCCGCCGGTGGCCCGGGCCTTCCGCGGCGGAACCCAGGTGGTGCCGATCGGCGGCGGCGACTGGCTGGCGGCAATCCACGAGGTGGCCGAGGTTGCCGGCAAGCGAGTCTACGAACACCGATTCGTGATGTTCGACGAGTCGGAGTGGTCCATCCGTGCCGTGTCGCCGCCGTTCGCGTTTCGCGAAACGCAGGCGATCGAGTTTGCGGCCGGGCTGGCCGTGGACGACGGCCGCGTGCTGGTGACGTTCGGCGTCCGCGACGCGGAGGCGTGGATGGCTGATCTGGCACTGTGTGATGTTCTCGGCCTCATGGGTGCCCCATGACCAGCGTAGACGTACCGATCGCCGACGCCACGCGGAAGCTGCTCGAGGCCAACTGGCGCGACGACGACTGGTTCGGATGCGATACGCGAGTCATTTTCCACTACGCGATGAAGGCGGCGATCTGCCGCCGCTACGCACCGCGGCGGATCATCTTCCTGTGCATCGACGGTGCCATGGATCACGACAGCTACGACTGCCTTGCCCACGCGAAACGGATGATCGAAAAGCACGCGATCGACGCCGACTTGGTGATCGTTGATTCCCACGCGATCAAGTCGCTGCCGCCGGCAGACTTCGCCCATGTGGACGGCGACCATTCGTATGCCGGGGCGTTGGCCGATCTACGGCTGGTGGCCGGCTGCCGGGCGATCCTTGCTGACGACTGCGACAACCGCGAGGTGCGTCGGGCCGTGGACCAGTTCGCCCTGGAGCAAAACCGGACGGTGGAGTTCATCAACGACGGCCTGCGGATCGCGGGGGTGATTGCGTGAAGATCGCCATCTACGCCCTCGCCAAAAACGAATCGGCCAACGTGGCCCGGTGGGAGGAATCGTGCCGCGAGGCCGACGTGCGGGTGGTCACCGACACCGGCAGCACAGACGACACCGTGGCACTGCTCGAGGCCAACTGGCGCGACGACGACTGGTTCGGATGCGATACGCGAGTCATTTTCCACTACGCGATGAAGGCGGCGATCTGCCGCCGCTACGCACCGCGGCGGATCATCGGACCTCGACGAGGCATTCGATCCTGGCTGGCGGGAAGCCCTGGAGCGGGCGTGGGTGGACGGCACCACCCGGCTGCACTACCCGTACCACTGGTCCGCCGACGTGCGGTTCTACGGCGATCGCGTCCACGCCCGGCACGGCCACCGCTGGCAGGGTGCGACCCACGAGGGGCTGGTGTGCTGGGATGGCGAGGAGAAGGTGGTCCGGATCGACGACTTAGTGATCCGCCACCACCGGGAGCCTGGCAAGGTCTACAAGTCCGACCTGACGCTACTCCGCCAAGCGTGCCGCGAGAATCCGGCCGACGCCCGGATGCACTGGTATCTGGCCCGTGAGCTGGACACCGACGGCAACGAGGAAGCGGCGGCGGCCTACGAACGCTACCTGCAGATGGCGGGCGGCAGCCCGCACGAGCGAGCCCACGCCTGCCGCCGGCTTTCGCGGCTGCGACCGGAACGGGCCGATCTCCACGCCCTCGCCGCGGTCTGGAATAGCCCGCACGAGCCGGAGGTGTATGCGTCGCTGGCCGGCAAGGCGTGGGGCATGAAGGATGCGGTGGGAGCCCTCTACTGGGCTCGCCGGGCGTTGGCGTGCAGCGACCAGAACCGCACGCATTCCAGCGAGCCGTGGGCCTACGGCGCGATCCCGGCCGACATCGCGTATTCGGCGGCCTACGAGCTGGGGCTGCACGACGAGGCGATCACGCACGCCCGCGAGGCGGCCAAGCGAGATCCCGCAGACCACCGGCACGCCGACAACGTCGCAGCACTTGTCAGAATGAAATCAGAGGACGGGCCGAAACCATGAACGCTATCGAAATACTCATCGCCGACTCGTTGGCCGAAAGCCTTTCATCCGCCACATTTGACGGTGAAATCGGTGATGTAAATGCCGTCCGTACCTACGTCGCCGACTACACGACAGAGGATCTCGCGGACATCAAGGTTTCGGTGGTGCCTGGCAGCGTGGAGGTCACCAACCACACGCATGGTGCTGATCTTTTTGAGGTCGAAATCCACGTTGTGATCGGCAAAAAACTCGTGACCGACGCGGAACTGGACGACCTGGTGGATCTTCGGACCAATATCGTGGACGCGATCCGGTCCAAGAAACTGCCAGCCAGTAGCCCCCCCATGCCGTCCGGCGTGGCGTGGATGGGGATCACCAACGCAGTCACCTACGACCGCGACCAGGTGACGGGCTCGCGGGTGTTCCTCGGCGACATCGTCGTGACCTACCGATACGCCAACGCGAAACTCCCATGATCCCACGCATCCCCGGGCTGGTGCCCAATATCCCGTCTGTCGGGATGAAGGCGTCGGTCGATTTCTTCTTCGACCGGGCGGCCGTCCAAGCGGCTATGTCGGCGATGGATCTGAAGGCGTTGTCGAAGGCGTCGATGCTGGTGAAGGATCGGGCAAAGCGGATCATCAAGAAGCGCGGTCTCGCGAGGCTGCCGCTCAAGGTGCAGGAAAAGTTCCCGGGTGCCGGCATCACGTCGCTGATGCAGATGGGAGTCCTCGGTAGCACGCCTCGAGCAAACCGGAAACTCGGCAACAGGATCATTCGCGAGGTTCAGAGGCCGCCGGCCTCGGCGCCAGGCACGCCCCCGCACACGCACACGCCGTACGCCGGCCACTTCGCCAGCTACCTCGGCTTCCGCCGCAATCTCTGGAACTACTACGACTCGCAAACCCATTCGGCGGTCGTCGGTCCATCCAAAAAGGGACGCATGATCCCGTACCTCCACGAGTTTGGCGGCGTGCTGCGGCTGCGGACGTGGGTCTATATTCCGCAGGTCAAGACAAAGCGCGGCGGGATGCGGCAGCCGATCACCATGAAACTGCCGACGGGCCAGCGTCCCCACAATCAAACTCACTGGCGGCCCATGTCGCTGCAGACGGTGGCCGCCTATCCAGCCCGCCCGTTTATGAAGCCTGCCATGGAGTTTTGCGTGGCAAACGGCTCGATCGCCAAGGCATTCGCGGGCCAGTTCAAGTCGTCGGCAGGTACCCGCGGCACCGGATTCACCGTCCGCCGCGGATAGCCAACTGGTATACTGACGTTCAGGTGGCAACCGCCGCCGCCACACTGCACAGGAGCACACCATGCCAGTCGCCCATTCGTACAAACTCGGCAAGGATCAAATCCTCTCGTTTGGCAGCATGATCCTCAACAAGGACGTGAAGAGCGTGTCTTTCACCCGCGAAACGTCCGCCGAGGCCGAGGTGACGACTCGTGGCAGCGAGAACATTCAAGAGTTTGTGCCGGTGCGATGGAACGCCTCGATTGAGGTGGTGTGTCTCGATCACACCTGCTCCATTCACTCCACGGGAATCCTGAGCATTGGGCCAACTGGCTCGATGGCGACCGGCATCTACTACGTCAACAACGTCAGTGAGCCTCAAGAAATCGACGGCGGCGTCAGCGACGTGAGTGTCCGCGAGACGGTCACCGAAATCGACGCCACTGGTTTCAACGCATCCACGACCTCAAGCATTGTGGTGATGCGTAGCCACGAGATACAAATCCTTGTGCCCGACATGACGCTGGCAAAGGAGCTGTACCAGAAGCGGTTGGCGAAGAAGGGCGAATATATGCTCCCGGGAGTGGTGGAGGCGAAGCTGACGGGCGGGCTTTTCGAGCTGGATGGCAAGTTCACCATCCACGACATCGACGCCGACGAGTCGTTGGACGGTGCGGTGATCCCGCGGTTCGCTTT